AGGCATCCCCAGCCGCTCTTGCCACGCATCCAATAACAAAATGTTGTTCTGACCCTCATGGTCAAACACACCCCATACAGAACACGCCGTGAAGTCAGCATTGCCCGTCTTCTTGTCAATCGTCGCCTCGGTGAACGCCGTGTCCAATGACAACACAACCCACTGAAACCTCGGCAAGCTGCGCTTGGCAGGCCACAACTTAAACCATGCCCGCTTGATAACCCCACTCTCCTCGGGATCAATCAACTCACCCAACAGCTCCTGCCGCCCTAACTGAGTACCCTCATACTGCTGGATCTGTTTGAAAAATGACTCCGGCAAATTAGCCCGGTTCTCATACGTCGAACCCCGCGTAATCTGCACACTCTTGTCCTGAAGCAACCGCCTCATAATCTCCACGGGCCTGGGTGTGGTGGTAAACATAACCTGTGGATGCGGGCCAAGACGTAGCCCCATCATCATCATGTCCCATGTCTCGTCCGCGTCCTGCCACGCAGCCAACTCATCACACCATGCCACCGCACACTGCGGACCACGAAGACGGTTTGGCTCCTCCGCAGAAAACCCCCGGATGGTCGAGCCGTTATCAAGGGTAATCAACATGCTGCTCTTGTTGTAATCCTTAATGACATCCTCCGGCATGACCTTGAGCAACCCAGTCGGCCCCTCGAAACACACATGCTTCGTGTCATTCAACGTCGGAGCAATCACATGCCCAATCGTGTTGGGCTTCCATGCACACTGCCACCCCAGCCACTGTGCCGCCGTCAGCGTCTTCCCCCAACCACGCCCACTGACAACGCCCCAAACCGTCCAGTCCACATCCTCGGGAGGATGCTGGTTAGGCCGACCAGTCTTGAACCAATTGTCCCGCCATACAAACCGCGCCAAGTCAGGCAACGATAAAGATAACAAATCACCCCGCGAAACCTTGGCCCCATTTGCCAAAGTAATCATCTGATTGTTGGCCTTGGTGCGAGCCGTCTTCTCGGCTTTTTCTTTTTGAAAAATTTGGCGGGGGGTACCCTCCTGCTTCGGGGGCAAAACAGGAGGGCTGGACTCGCTAGACACAAGCGTGGGTTCCGTCATAACGAGCCTTTGTTCGCCAAAAAGTTTCAAACAGGCAACCAAAATAACACAAGCCGGGGGGAGTATGAAGTGGGGAAGAAATGGGAAATGAGGGAGGTCCTTTTTGTAAAATTGCGGGAGGTGTGGGGCTTATATAAATATTTTCTTCGCGGCGAATTGTGTGGGGTGGGGGGTCGATCATTCGACCAAAACGCGCAGAAGTTTCACCCCGCTTAACGTATCACGCCATTACCAGCATGTCAAGAGCTAAATTGTAACAGCGCGGTACCAGGATACCGTTTCCACTATGTCAAGCGATATATCTTGAGCGGTATCTGGATACCATTAACGCATAGTCAAGAACTATAAATGCCGGTGCGGTATCCTGGTACCGTTTTCGCATTGTCAAGCGGTATATCTTAAGCGGTATCAGGATACCGTTTTGAATAGATCAATACCTTTTATTCCCCGCATAAGGCGCTTGACACTACGGTACGGGCGCGTGGTAGGATACGGGCGCGGCCAATGATGGCCGTGAATGATAAGGATAATGGCAATGGCAATAGATAAAGAAACCGTTCAATTAGCTATGCAGAATGCTTTGGTATCGCGTGGCAAAAACCGTGGGCAACTAAAGGCACAATGCCCGCCAATGGACACACCGGAAGCCGCCGCATGGCAAGCTCTTGTAGCGAAGGCTAATCCATACAAGTTAGGGATCGGGCATTTGTTGTTTATGTCCCCAGAACATCGCGAAATATTTGATGCAGTAGAGGCGCTTATAAAGAACCTAGATGTTCGCAGACTTGACCGTGACCGCATGGCGCTCGAAGTATTGGGAGCGTGGTAACATGTACCTTCCCAAATTGTTTTCAACCGATAGCGCCAAAGCAATCAAAGCGGACGCATACGGATACCTAAACGCCATACATTATATGGCCCCTCACACTAGTGGCGGTAAAGGCAACTTATGTGCAGGCGCGTCACCTGAGTGCATTGCAGCCTGCCTTGGCAAGTACTCGGGACAAGCTGCAATGGTGGCCGATCTAGAGAACGGGACCAATAGTGTCCGGGAAAGCAGGAAGCGTAAGGCCGAATTGTTCTTTGAGGATACCAAGGCCTATTGCGGCCGCCTTGCGGACGATATCGGCAAGCTTCAAGGCAAGGCCTCAGACACTGGCAAGGCGCTATGCATACGCCTTAATGGTTCTCAAGACATAACGTGGGAACGTATCAGGTTTGACTATGGCAAGCTTCGCAACGTCACATTGTTTGATTTGTTCCCGCTTGTGCAATTTGTGGACTATACAAAAATTGCCGTTCGTATGATTTCACCTCCTAAAAATCTACACCTGACCTTTTCGTTTAGCGGTCAAAATTGGGGAACTTGTTCTAGACTTTTAAAAACAGGTTGCAATGTTGCGGTAATCTTTGGTGAAGGCCTCCCAACGGCCTATGAAGGCCATGAGGTTATTAATGGCGACCTTCACGACTTGCGGCATTTAGACCCTAGGACGGGCGTTATTGTCGGTTTGACGCCTAAAGGCCGCAAGGCCAAGGCCATGCAATCGGCCTTTATCATTCGAGACTATGGCGTAAGAAAGGAGGCCGCATAATGCGCGACATCGTAAGCATGCTGCTAGCATGGACGGCGGGTATTCTCGGAGTGCTTCTATTCTATGCCCTCTGCCTGATTAGCTAGGCCATAGCGCACGAGACAATAAAAAAGGCCCCCATTGATCGGGGGCCTTCTCTTTGCCTTCTGTTAAGCCTACAGGGTTTTCAATTCTGCTTTGATGCTCTTAGCAATGGAGCCACGCCAGGTGCTGGCATTGCAAAGGAAGTAACGGACAACGCTTCTTGCATTGTCGCAGCCATAACTATCGGTGATCGAGGAAAGGTCAAACATTGCTGCAAGATATGGCTTTGCAGCATAGTTGACGTTTTTCCAATCTTGCCGGATATCGCGAGCAATTTCAGATATTGGGCGCGGCGTGGCTTGCATGATCATTATCCTTATAAGGTCAACTGGACAATTCCAATCGACTTGGAAAGGCCTAAAGCATTATTTCCGACCCGTCAACTTTTATTTTGAGGGGTGTGATCAATAAGAGGTTTTGAACTTCGCAGCATATCTAATAGACGGTGTTTCGCGGTGTCTACCACCTGCACGTTTTGATCGATTTTAACGTGCTGGTCGCGCCAACCTGCCTGTGCTTTGAGCCAAAAGATCGAACTGATGGTATCGCCGTCGAGTGCTCGACGGGCTAGGCCCATTGCGATTTGGCCGTTCATCCGATTTTTGCTGTTATCAATTTCGTCCGCATAATACTTGCGGAGTGTCATCGGAGCTATACCCAGGATTTTGCCCATTTGCTCTTGCGTCAGCCCGACCATTGCCAGTTGCATGACGTTTTCTGCAATAGTTTCAGTGCGTTTGTGTGCAGGGTTCGGCCCGGTCTTTTTTAGGGAGGCCATATGTGGCGGTTTCGCCAGATCCACTTTCTCCTCCACCCCGTCCACCTTGCCCTCGGCAGCGGCAGCGGATCCATTTCCTACAGCAGATCCATTTCCTACAGCTAATCCATTTCCCTGCTCCTGATCCATTTCCGCCCTCTAATCCATTTTGCTAGCGCCAATCCATTTTGCGCCTGATCCATTTACGCTAATCCATTTCCCAATCCATTTCCAGCCAATCCAATCCAATACACGACACTCGCCCCAACACGGGCCGGGTGTTGATCCATTCGTGTGTGTATCCCTTAAAACTTACTTCAACTTAATTCAAATCGACTCTCGGCCTCGTAACCCACTGATCCAAATAACAATTTTACTTAAATCTCGACTTCATTCAAATAGGGGGGGGGCGGATTGACACCCACACTACATCCATGCGCTAGTGTGTCGTGTGTGTGTACACCACCGTTGTGTGTGTGTGTACAGGTGGTACTCTTAGTAGTTATTAAGTTAAGTTATTATTAAGAGAGAAACAGCAGCATTCACTACACACACACACACAACTTCGTTCAACCGAATTCAAAAATAACCCACTTTTTCGACCCTTCGTTCAACCCCATTTAAGCCCATCGGAGATCAATATGCCCGAAACCGACCTTTCCAGTGATCCATACACCTCACCCATACCTGAGATTGTCCTTGATGAAGACGCACGGGCCATCCTCATCGAAGCGGCTAAACGCATGGGACGCTCTCCCAACTACGTTGTGATCCTCGCTGTATCCGCTTTCCTGGGCTATTCCCCAGCCTCTGCCGCATCTATAGCCACCAGGAAGCCCTCCACGCCCAATTCTGGGGCCATCCCCGTGGGTGACCAACCCCTCTCCCCTCCACCCTCACCACGGCCCGTTAAAACCAAGGTGCTGGTCAACGGCCCTCACGCCTTCGAGATAAGAAACTGTGAGTTATTCTGGGCTGCACCCAATCGGCTAATGTCGGCCACGCTCCAACTCCAGCATGTCGAACGCGGCACGTTTTTCGAACTGATTGTCCCCGTTGGGCGGCAGTGGGACAAGATCACCTCAATATGCAGCGCCCTTATCCACTCTCCGATCACTGACCCAAGCCAGCTCATTGGCTGTCAGCTCGACTTCATCTGTTCCAACGGCAAACCCATACGTCTGCCCAAGTAACGCTAATGGTGGGATCAATGCTGAATTGTTCATTGGTTCCACCATTTCAAAACCCTAGTTTTAAAAAATAGTTGAGCCCAGTTTCATTGACTCGACATTTTGAAAAGTCTTATT